GCGAAGGAGGTCTTCTTTCCGTTTACTTTGTTCATAATCGTTTGCGTTTAATGTCCGTACTTATCGTGCATTATGCCGCCAGGGGTTTACTCATCAAATCTTGTGTGATGCAACGACTTGCCGTGTGACTCAGAATGCCGAGATACGAGTTAACGGTGCGCACGGCTTTCTCTTCGTTGCGCAGGTCTATCTCCTGTATCTTCTTAGTCATGCGCTCCAGCGTCTTATTGCTCACATAGTCATGATATGGCTTGACGAATGCGCCGAGGAGCTCTACACCCTGGCTGACTTCGCGGACGTGGAGTTTACCCATGTGCAACTGCAAGCCCAGCTCGTCGGACAGAAATTCTCGTTCACATGGAACTTGCTGGATGAGCCATTCGCGGTCGGGGTCTATCTGTACCGAGTCATCCACATAGCGGCCATAGTGATGACACTTGATGTCGCGCTTGATGAATTGGTCGAAGACGTTGAGATATACATTCGAGAAGAGTTGCGAGGTGAGGTTGCCGATGGGCAATGCCACTCCTGGCTCTGCGAAGCGCATACACTTGGCATGGTCTATATCGTCCCAATCGTGCAAGTCACCAACGATGTGGCAATTCTCCATCGGGTCAAGCATCACTATCTGCTCCGTCAGCCACAGCAGGAAGTCCATGTCGCGTATCTCTGCCCACGTGGTCGTTGGTGTCAGCAGCACGCCGCTGGGTATGCCTTCTATTTCGTCACTCAGTCCTACGCGGTGGGTGCTCATCTTGCGCAGGGTGTCGGTGGCTATCTTCAGCAGTATCTCACGATTGATGTGCATAAAATAGCCGCGAATGTCGAGACTCATGGCGTAGGCAGGTTCCTGCCAGTTGAGCGATGCCTCGCGGATATGCTGACGAATACGACTGATGCCGTAGTGGGTGCCGCGACCTTCGATACAGCTGTACGTGTCGGCAATGAAGGTGCGCTCAAACAGCTGGTGGGTGTAGCGGAAATAGAGGTGATGCACGATGCGGTCACGGAAGGCCGCACAGAATACCTCGCGCTTCTTAGGGTAAGAAACAATAAAGCACTTCGAGGGAAGTGCCTTATATCTGTGTGTCAGCAGATCGTCGCAAAGCTCGTTCAGATTCTCGGCCAGATTTGCCTCGAATTTCTGCACATACGCCATCTTGTGCTTGTGGCGTGCTGCGTCGTAGAAGGCTACATAGAGGTCGTAGAGCAGTTGCGAGCGTGTAATATTATAGCATCCGTCAGCAAGCTGGTTCGTCATTAAGAATGTTCAGAAGAAATTGTGAAGTGCTGCACAGGCCTCAAGGCAAAACCGTTGTACCGATTGTTGTTGTTCTGCGGATTGACTCCGCCACTGTTGAAGTTCAGGTTCCGTGCGTTGCGGGCTGAGTTCCACGTCGAAGACCAGTAGTTGCCGTTCGACCCTCTGTTGTTCCACGAGCGGCCATTGCCGTTGCCCGAGCAGGAGAAGAACAGACCCTGAAGGCTGTGTACTGTTGATGTTTTGCGTCGGTTGCCACCTATACGACTGGTGCTGCGGAATCCATGAAGCGGAAGCCACTGCTCGTCTTTCTTTTTTCACGCCTCCCACGGAGGTATGACGGGCAACCTATGAACTTTACTTTTTCGTTCTGCTTTTGGTGTGACGGACTCATCTGAGGTGTGCTTGCTGTTAGAGTATGGATGCTATCTGTTGTTGTAGCCGTTGGATAAACTCGTAGTTATCCGATGGTGTATGCTCAGAGAGTTGATATGACAGAATCTGCATAATCAGACCACCTTGCGCCGGTGACTGCTGCTGCTGTGCCTCTTGTATTAATGACATCAGCGTCCGCTTCGGCTTACCTTGTGCGGGTTGGCGATCGGTGTCTTCCTGCGGGTCACTATCCTTCTTGTCTTTTGGCTGCTTCAGCGGCTGTACCTCCTTCCACTTCGCCACCGCTTCTGCCAGTCGCTCGTAAGTTACTTCTGTGCCGTCCTGCGGTTCTGGCAGTGCTACGGTGATGACAATGTGTTTGTCGTCCTCGGCCTCGTAGTTGAGTCGTGTGGGAATATATTTCTCAATGCTCTTTAGCGGAAAACCGACGCGGCAGAAAGTTTCGTCGCTCTTCGCCATCGGGATGCGCGTCACGGCTATTGGCTTGCGGTCTTTCGTCTGCATGCGCACGGCATCGTTGAATGTGATGACGGCGATGAGCCACGCGCTCCATTCGTAGGCGGAGTAGAACGAGCCGGTCTTGTAGAGGTGGATAATGCCCCACTGATCTGCTGTGTCGCGCTCGCGCTCCTGTTGCAGGATGTCTGCTAATTTTGCCATATCTTTAATGTTCTTATCATACATTATTATAATCTATTCCACCCTTGTCGCGCCGCGCCTGTCGGCGCGTTGGACGCGCGACAAAGCTGGAATAGATTGAACTCTTTCGGGGTGAACGAAAAAGTTAAGTTACTGCACAGGCCTCAAGGCAAAACCGCTGTACCGATAGCTGCTGTTCTGCGGATTGACTCCGCCACTGCTGAAGTACAGGTCCCGTGCGTAGCGGGCTGAGTACCACGCCGAAGACCAGTAGTAGCCGCGCGACCCTCTGCGGCTCCACGAGCGGCCACTGCCGCCGCCCGAGCAGGAGAAGAACAGACGTGCACCGTTGATGGTGCTCTCCAGATATAGGCCCATCACGCCGTTCACGCTCACTCGCTTGTCAGTCTTGGTGGTGTCCACCTCGTCTCCGTTGGCGTCGATGTAGATGATATTGGCAAACAGTTCTCCATACTCCGCATTGGTCGGCATACGCCAAGGCGCACCGAGGTTGGCACGGGCAGCGTCGAAGTCCTCACCTACGGCGATGTTGCCTGTCAGTGTGTTACCTGGTGTGCTGCCATAGACCTGACCATCATACCACGGCTCTGCCTGATTCACGCCGCCCCAGTTGTAGGCAAAGGCAGACACACTGCTGGGGTTGTGTCCGTCGATATTGCCCCAACTGAAGAAGCTCTTCTCGTAGATGAACGGGGTCTCGCAGAAGCCGCCCGGCTTCGTCAGGTCGATATCACGGCTTGCCCACTTAACACCGCTGGGCAGACCCATATCAACCAAGAGTGCAGCGGGGTCGAACGATGCGTCAGGGCAGAAGATGTTGGTGATATTCCATGCAACTCCGTCGTAGGCCATTGTTACGTAGGTCTCAGCCTTGATGACACCGGCGGGCAGGTTCTGTCCGAGTATGCGGATGGGCTTTGCACCCGTCAGGCTCACGTTCAGCGTCGAGTTCTCTGTGTTGATGGGCGTTGTGAACAGCACGTTTACGGTGCCGTTCTCCAGAAGCATGAAGTGCGGAATGTTGACCGTCTTCGCAGCATCGTAGGTGCCAGTTGTGCAGACGCCGTAACCAAGGCTGACAGCAGCTGACGTGTGGCGCAGGTCGTTCAGACGTGGTGGAGCCATAGCCAGCGAGTCGGCGATGTTCTGAGAGTATTCGCACACGAATTTGGCCGTACCTTCCACACCTTCCTTCATCTCCACACCTACGTCGTTCAGCGTGTAGGCACTGGCAAGGTTGACGGTGGCGGTTGCAGCCACGGCCTTCTCGTAGCGCACGGCACCCGTGATGGCGGTGGCGTTGGTGTCGGTATAGCTGACGGTGGTCTCGTTGAGCGACAAAGCCTGTGCAGAACCCTCAATCATCACCGTGCTGCCTGCTGCTACGTCGCTGATGATGAGCGTGTGGGTGTAGGTCTGCGTCTCGCCCTCTTCCACCTCGTCGGGGGTGTCAGTCCAAGCAGGTGAAGCGATGCGCCCGATGGGGTCTGCAATCTTCCACTGCGTTGCGCTGATGCGCTCGCCGTAGGTGTAGGCATTGCCGCACACCAGAAACTTACCCGTGCCGTTAGGAGCGGCTGCAAAGAGCGGTGCAAGGTTGATGCTGCCTCCCACATCGTTGGGGTCAGTGGGGCTGACAAACTTATCGTACCAGTCTTCCCAGGCGATGCGGGCACAGGTGTTGGCGTATGTGATGCCGCTCACGATGATGTAGCCAGGGCCGCTGGTCGTATAGACCTTGTAAGTCTTGTCGCCGTAGGTGACAGTCTGAGGAGTGAGCTGTGTGCCGTCGGTGATGCTCGTAGGCACACCGCTGGCCAGAGCCTTGAAATAGACGGTGGCGTTCTGGATGTTCGCACCCGTGTTATCGACAAGCAACAGGCCGTTGTTCTCGTCGGTGGTTCCGAAGGTGCCAAGGGTCAGTTTTGGCACTGGGAAATACCAACCGGCACCCACTGCAACGGCACCGCCGCCATTGCTCTTCAGTCGTAACTGGTTCTCAGCTGTTGCGAGCAAGCCGGTACACTTGAAGTCGGTGATAGGCACGATGCTCTTCACGATGCCGCCATCGTCGCTGTTGATAGGATCGTCACCAGCAGTGGTGCGGACGGTAGTGTCGAAGTTGTTTTCAACTGGGACATTGTTGTCGGCCCATGACTCAAGATTGCCAGCGAGGGCAGGAACTACGTCGCCAGACTCTAAATCAATCTTCAGTCCATTGGCAGCTTCAGCAGCCTTGGCATCCGTCTGTGCCTTTGTGTACGTGTCACTCTTGTCAGCCTTCAGCGAAAAAGCCTCGATAAGCTGGGCATTGGTTGGCAACTGCTCTCCCTTGTCGAGAATGTCCTGCACTTGCTGACCTGTTTGGGTCAAATCATAAACTTCCTGATCAATCATAATCGTAATCGTTTTTATTGTTAAACATTATTATTTTCTACTATCGTCACCTTCTGATTCACTCGCTCATGCGCCGTAATCTGAATCTGGTCTTCGCGCTGGTTTGCGTTGAATGATTCAATCTCGTACCACACACCGTTGTACTTGATGAGACACCAGCGGTCGATGCCCTTGCGATAGTGCATGCGGAACATCACCACATCATACGCCTCGACAGCACCCAGGCGCAGAGCCTTCACACCCTTGTTGAAGTCCTCAGCAGCGTTGAACGTGCCTACCAGCTCGTACTTCTCACCGGCAGAGTTCTTGCCGTACTTCCCGTCCTCGGCCGTAGCACGGCGGTAGAACGTAATCTTCTTATCCAACATCCCTGCACTGTATGCCATACTACTCGTCCTCCTCTACGCTGCTGTAAGTACCTTTTCTGTAGGGCATATAAAAACCCTCGTAGGCTGTGTACGGCACTACAGACATACTCTGATTGATTTCCGGCTCGCGGTGCTTGTACCACGTAGCCGTCAGCAGCAGAGCCGCCAGTGTCAGGTCCATCGGCCACTCACCCTCCATCTCCACCACCTCGTCGTAGGTGCGCTGGATGTCCTTCAGTAGTCTCCTTTCCGCAGCCCGGCCCAGCATCATCAGATACTGGTCGTCATCGGTGAAGTCCGCCTCTATGCGGGCCTGCGCCTTGATGTCCGCCAGCGTCAGGAATTGCAATGTGATTGTATTTGCCATTGTTGTTTTCGTTTATTCTTTACCTATCAGACAGAAACGCCGCAAAGGTTTACCAAACAAAAAGGCGAGACCCTATGGTTGGGTCTCGCCTTGATGTTGAGCGTTCCATGCATCCATGTCCGCTTGTAGTCCTGCACATTCTTCATCCGTGAGTGTTGGTTCCATCTCTTCGTCGTCATCATTCTCAAAGAGCATGGGGAACATGTCGGCAACAGTCTTGCCCTTTGGGTCTCGCATGGCGAACATGGCGGCGTAGGTGCATTCTGCCATGAGCTGGTACTTCAGACGGTCGCGGTTGCGGTAGCCTCGGACAATGCGGCGGACTTCCCAGAAGCGGAGGTCGTAGAGAAACTCACGACGGGGGATGCCTATCTCGCCCACGAGCAACTGGTAGATGTCGTGGGCGGTGGTTAGTTTTTTTTCTTGCCCTCCTTGCCCGACGGAGATGCGTCGGGAGTAGTGGTGGCGTCCTGCGGTTCGCCTTTGGGGATGTGGTAGAAGTCCATGCGGAGTCCGATGATGGTGAAGATGGCGGTGCCGAGCTCAGCAGGCTTGGCGTCGTTCATGATGTCGGTGTCGGTGAGGGGTGCTTCTTTGCCACAGCTCTGGTAGTAGGCGAGCATGCAGGCGAGGATGGCGTAGATGGTGTGCTTGACGTCGGGATCGGTTTCCTGCTGGATGCAAGCGACGGACTCCTTGATGTAGTCGGCGATGTTCTCGTCCGACAGGTCTTTGTACGCGATTTCGGTGGCGTAGCAATAGGCAAGGGTGACGACCTTGCCGCAAATTGTGATTTCTTTCGTGAGCATATTCTTCTGGGTTTAGTTCGTAAAAGCCGCAAAATGCGACTGGAATGCAATAAAAAAACCGCCCGCGCTGCTGGCCATGAAAAGAAGAGTCAGACAGGCGAGCGGCCTTGATAGTGGTTTACGCAGCAGCAACGGTGTAGTTGCCGTAACCTTGCAGGGTAGCCTGGTACTCGGCTGCTGACCTGTTTTGTGCGGTCAACTGAAGCTGAGTCAGGACGGCCATGCCGTGGACTATCTGCGTGTCAGCTGTGCGGTTATTGTCGCCGCTGACGTTGGTGATCTGCCAGTTGATAGGCGTACCGTCGTTGTAGATGCTTTCGAGGTCGTTAAGCGACTTTGCACCAACCTGCGACGTAATGGTCTCTCCGCTGCGCATGAGTGCGCCAGAAGTGATGTCGTAGCTGATTCCAGTAGGCTCTTGTACCTGCCAGTCGCCAGTTGTATCTTTGGTCGTGGCATCTTCGAGAGAAATCGAAACATGCAGTGACAAAGTACGGGCGGCCGCAATAGCATAGCTTGGTGCAGATACACCATCGCTTGTAATGAACAGGCGGACAAACTGACCCTTGGTGTAAGAACCAGCAGAGATGACCTCCACAGCTTCAGAAGAAGCTACGGTAGACAACGCACCGGTTCCGCTGAATTGGAGCGACTTCTGTGCGTTAGTCCTGTTATCAAACTGGAACGTAGCATCCGTCAGATACGCCTGACCTTTGCGGGCAAATGCGGCCTTCACACGGCTCTGATTGTCGGTGGTCGATGTCTCGTCCCACATCAGAGTGAACGGCTCCATAGCTTTGATGGCGGTGAGCATAGCGGCTGTGTCTGCCACATTTAGCGAGTCGACAGATACCTGCCAGGACTTGCTGGTGGTGACGGGCTTTTCGGCAAGCCCTACGTCGTCTTTCGTTGAAGACGAGTCCACGTTGTTTGTGAGCGTCACAGAACAGTTGGTCGCCATTCCTATCACCTTGTATTTCTCGGCATCGGAGTCGTAAATACAGATTCTAAAGTTCTGACCTTTTAATGTTCCCATAATCTTACGTTTTTATTGTTTCACGATGTCAACTTGTAGAGTGTAGGCACTACCGTCAGCCTTGCGCCCGACGGCTCCGGCCATGTACTTGCACTCAGCAGGTATAAGGTTTACCATGTCTGCCAATTCCTCACGGGTGGGTGCTTCGAGGATGGCTGTGCCGTTATTCAGCAATTCTGCGACGAAAGCAGGCTGGCTGCTCTCAACGGTCTCAGGGTGCTCGACTTCAGGATTCTCCGCTTGGGTTTTCTTTTGATTGCTCATCGTCTTCGTCGTATAAGTGATTAGTAACTTCGCACGCATATTTCAGGATGATGCCGTAGCATGGTTTTTCGTACACATACGTCTTGTCGCTTGTCGAGAAGTGATAGTCGTAGGGTATCTGCTCGAACATCTTTTGCCCCTTCCAAACCTGCAACGGGTGTCCCTGGCTGTCGCGCAGTATTTCTCCGTCGGCTGTCCGCAACTGAGCATATCTCTGAAGGTATGCCAGTTCGCGGTGTATCACCTTTCGGATATGCTGAGCGATGTCGGTTAATTCTTCCACGTTGTCGGCTGCTATCTCTATCTCGATATTCACCTGGTCTGTCTGCGCTTCGTAGATGTCGTCTTTGGTGCCGTCGCCGTTATTCAAGCCCGCAAACATCACGATGATGTAAGGCACTGGCTCGTTCAGTTCGTCGATCTCCGGCTTTCCGATGACAGTGTTATAGATGCGCTCGCCTACCGTCTCCATCAGTTCTGGGTCGGCGTGAAGAATCTCGTAGAATAGCTTGTCAGTGGCAAGTCCCATGATACTTGTGCGATTGTTAATGATTATTTTTACTTATCTCCCTTCTCCCCTGGGGAACCGACGGGCGATACAAGCTGTTGCCATTTGCATCGCAGACCGCCCGCCGGAGGAACTATCCCAGAAGAGTCAGAGAATTGCGAGAGAGTTTAGGCGGGAACGGTCACGGTGATGGTGTCGGTTGCGATGGTGCTGTTGCCCTTCTTAGCCGATACAGTGATGACTGCGGTTCCGGCTGTAGTGCCTGCGCTGATAACACCGGCGTTGGTGACGCTCACACCTGTCAGTGC